TCTTCTTGATCAGTGCCCCAAGATCCGGCTCTTCCCACATATCGAGCGCGCCGCTTCGGTCCTTCGCAAGCCACGCGCCGTCAGGCTGGCACTGCAGCACGCGGACGGGGTTGCCGTCGGCGTCCTTCTCGACGCGCAGGGCCAGCACTTCATCGAAGAAGTACGGCAACATCTGGCCGGTCTTGTTGCCGGGCATGCTGGGCGCGTAGAGGATCTTGCCCATTTCGTCCTGCGACTTGTCCAACTTGGCCGACATATAGACGTGCTTACCCGGCAGGTCGCGGAAGGCGCGAATGAGATCCGCCATCTGCTCCTGCATCGCGCCGTATGCCTGGCGCGGGTCCTTCGTTGCCTTCTTCTCGGCGTTGAGAACGACCTCGGCGATCTCGCTGATTGAGTCGAGCGCGACGGACTGGTACGCCTTCGCTTCGTCGCTAGAAAGCAACCAGGCGTAGGCTTCGTGCAGGTCGTTGATGTTGCTGATCTCAATGAAAGGCAGATCCGCCTGCCGGATTGATAGCAAACCGGCTTCTGAAGAAAGGATGATCGGGTCGGGCAAGCTCGGAATGAGCGAGGTCTTGCCTGCGCCTGCAGCGCCGTAGCAGAGCAGTTTCACGCCGGAGGCGGCGATGCTATTGGTTCGTTGAAGTTTCATTCGACTTCTACCTCTTCAATGTCCACGCCCTCGTCGCTGACCATGTACGTGCGAACAGTTCGGTCTTTGCTCCAGTACGAGCGAAGCTCAATGTGGCCGTCTTGCTCTGCCTTTTCGCACCAGGCCGACAACATGTCGGGGGTGATGTAGCCCAGGTTGCTGTATTCGTTGAGCCAGGCAAGGATTTCGCGTGCGCCGGTGTCGTTGATTCGTAGCATTTGTTTTTCCTCTTCAGCCCCTTCGGCGAATCCGTTCGGGCATGTGGACATCATCCCGGTTTCTGTTTAGCATGTCAACACCTAAATGCTTCAACAAAAGGTAAATCATTGATGACAACAGACGAGGCAATCAAGTTCTACGGAACCAAGAAGGCGCTTGCCCAGGCGCTCGACATCTGGCCGCACGTCATCAGTCGATGGGGCAAATACCCGCCGATGGCAAGGCAGTACGAACTGGAGGTCAAGACCAGGGGCGAGCTGAAGGCGGACCATGAACACAACTGAAGCGGCGCTCGGCTACGCCGCGCTCGGTTGGCGCGTTCTGCCCATCCTGGCCGACAGCAAGGCGCCTGCGACGCAGCATGGCGTGCATGACGCCACGACCGACGAGGCGCAGTTGCGCGCGTGGTTTGAGCATTCGAATCACAACATCGCCATCGCAGCCGGTCGGGATAGCGGTATCGTCGTGTTCGATGTCGACCCGCGCAATGGCGGTGAGGACGGCTGGGCTGAGTGGCTCGAGAACAACGGCAGCCTCGACGAAGGCGCGGTGCAGCTCACCGCTGGAGGCGGAACGCACCACGTCGCCATCTATGACGAATCCATCCGCAGCTGCAAGCTCGCCCAGGGCGTCGATCTGCTCTCCGACGGGCGTTACTTTCTGGTCTATCCCAGCGTCATCAACGGGCGCGCATACGAGTGGGAAGCATCAAGCGATCCGTTCGACGGCGTTGCGCCCGCGCCAGTTCCGGCACACTGGATCAGCGCGATCACAACCCGCAAGCGCGAAGCGCCCAAAACAACGGACGGGAATCTGATCACCGGTAACCGCAACAGCGGCTTAACCGCTCTGGCTGGCGCTATGCGGCGGCACGGCATGACGCAAACGGAGATCCTGGCTGCGCTCCAGATCGCCAATGAGGAACGCTGCGAGGTGCCGCTGCCGTCCTCTGAGATCGCCCAGATTGCGCGGTCTGTCAGCCGGTACGAACCTGAGTGGGACTACGCTGCCGACGTAGCTCTCGGCACGGAAGCGGTCGAAAACATCCTCGAGGCTGAGCGGGCGAAGCGCGCCGACTACTACCTGACCCGCGCGACATCCTATCTGTCACAGCCGACGCCAATACGCTGGGCTGTGAAGCGATGGATACCAGACCAAGGTCTGACCATGATCTACGGCGAGAGCGGAGCCGGTAAGACGTTCGTGCTGCTCGACGTTCTCTGCCATATGGCAGCTGGCATGCAGTGGCAAGGCCTAAAGACGAAGCCGGGCGTTGTCGTTCTGCTCGCAGGCGAGGGCCATCATGGTCTGCGGCAGCGGGTGGCCGCATGGTGCATGCATCACCAGGTCGACCGCCTCGACAATCTATTGATCGCCAATAAGGCCATCGACGTCGACTCGCCTGCCGCTGCTATCCAGATCCTGCACGCCGTCATGGAAGCCACCGACGAGGAGGTGGCGTTCCTCGCCATCGATACTGTCAACAACCATATGAGCGGCGACGAGAACAGCGCGCGGGACACGAGGATGTTCTTGAACCAAGTGGCGGTTGTGTCATCAGCCCTAGGCGCAGGCGTCGCAATCAATCACCACGTCGGCGTGGCGGCAGAGGCCAAAACCCGCGCTCGAGGCTCCAGCGCGTGGAAGGCGTCGCTTGATGCGTCCATTCTGGTCACGAACGACGACGGCGCGATCACTGTAAAATGCACCAAGATGAAGGATGCAGAAGAGCCGGAGGAGATCTACGGAACGCTTACGCAAGTCGCTCTCGGGTGGTTTGATGACGACGGAGAAGAAATTAAAGGCGCGGTATTTGCTGCGACAGAAAAGCCAATAACTAACAAGACAACATCAAAGATAGACCAGCACCGGAAGCTGTTCGAGAACGCCTGGTTCGCCAGCGACAGAGAGGTTAAAAAGGGTTCGCCTTATTTAGACCGAATGGTTTTCATTGAATATCTAATTAGCCAGAAGGGATTAACTGAGCAGTCGGCGAAGGCTTACGCAAAGCCCAGCCAGAAGGGCAAACCGATCTCTGATTTAATAGATGCAGATATTATTGAGGGGTTCGCGAACGGCTGGATTGTAAAGCATGATTACCATGCTAGCGCCATGATGGTCAGCGGGAACTAAGGGAACTTTTGGGAACTGTTCCGGAACTGTTCCGTTAGGCAAAGGCAATTGGCCGGGAACGAACGGAACTATACCTTAGGATAGTTCCCAGTTCCCGCCTGTTGCGCGGGGAACTGTTACGATGAAGCAACGAGAATGAGGTAGAACGTGGGAAACGAAAACGCCAACTCGCGCCAGCACGGCGGAACGCACTACATCGACAGGGTGGTGCAGCCGTGGGATTATATAGCGGCTAATAACTTGGGTTTTTTTGAGGGCAATATAATAAAATACGTCACGCGCTGGCAGGCCAAAGGCGGCGTCGCCGACTTGGAGAAGGCGCGGCATTATTTGGATAAGCTAATCGAGATATCCAAATGAATATAAACGTCAAATATAAATTAACGGACGAATTAATACCTTATGCGCGTAATTCGCGCACGCATTCCGATGATCAGGTGGCGCAGATCGCCGCCAGCATCAAGGAGTGGGGCTGGACGACGCCGATCCTGGTCGATGAGACCGGCGGCATCATCGCGGGCCACGGGCGGCTACTGGCGGCGCGTAAGCTGAAGATGGAGCAAGTGCCCACCATCGAGGCCGCTGGCTGGTCTGATGCACAAAAGCGCGCCTACGTCATCGCGGACAATAAGCTGGCGCTGAACGCAGGATGGGATGAGTCGCTCCTGGCGCTTGAGTTCGGTGAGCTTGAAGGGCTTGGGTTTGACGTTGAACTAACCGGGTTCAGCGCGGAGGAGATTGCGGCTCTGACGCCAGAGGAGGTTCCAGCGGCGCTTACCGATGAGGACGAGGTGCCGGAGCCGCCAGAGGAGCCGGTGACTAGGCTCGGAGACGTTTGGCTGCTTGGGCGGCATCGGGTGATGTGCGGGGACTCGACGAGCGTTGATGCCGTTGAGAAACTGATGGATGGTAGTCACGCACAGTTTTGCTTTACTAGCCCACCATACGCCGACCAGAGGGAATACAACGGCGGCAAAGAATTGAGCACCCAGCACCTTGCGACGTTTATTCGTGCCAGCAATGGGGTCTGCAATTTTTTTGCGGTAAATCTCGGTTTGAGCAGGAAGAACGGAGAAATAAACACTTATTGGGAAGACTACATAGAAGAAGCACGTCAATGCGGCCTTAAGCTAGTGAGTTGGAACATATGGGATAGATCAGGAGAAGGCGGAAGCATCGGAAACATGACTGCACCGTTCCCGATCAATCACGAATGGATTTTTGTTTTTGCGAATGAGGCACCAAATTTAAGTCGCACAATTCCAAACAAACACGGCGGGAAAGGAGTTTCCGCAACAATTCGCGGTGCAGATTCTGAATTTGCAGAACGCAAGAGCGTCGTCCATGAATTTGGCAAGCTTGGCACCGTCTTGAAATGCGGCGTCCAGAGAGGCAAGAACGAGCACCCGGCGATGTTCCCGGTGGAACTCCCACAGAGTTACATTGAAGCATGCACAAACAATGGCGGCATCGTTTATGAACCGTTTGGTGGAAGTGGAACGACGCTGATTGCATGCGAAAAGACCAGCCGCGTCGCCCGCCTGATGGAACTCGACCCAAAGTATTGCGACGTCATCATCAAGCGCTGGCAGGACTACACTGGCAAGCAAGCAACACACGCAGAAACTGGACAACCTTTCGCGGAGGTTAGCAATGGCAACAAAGAAGCCTACACTTGAAACTTCGGATGTAAAAAAGACAAACGGGCACGGCGGAGCGCG